CTGCATCAATCAATGGCGAAGGTACAGCAGCAGGTACGTCAATGGCTCTAGGTGCAATCATCAAACGCCATAAGCGTACGTTGATTAACTTCCAAGAAAACTTCTTAATCCCATTTGTAGAGAAGGCAGCGTGTCGTTACATGCAGTTTGCTCCAGAGCTATATCCAGTTAAGGACTACAAGTTTGTAGCTACTAGTTCTTTAGGTATTGTTGCTCGTGAGTACGAAGTAACACAGCTAGTACAGCTACTACAAACTATGTCACCAGAATCTCCAATGTATCCAATGTTGGTAGAGTCTATTGTGGATAACATGGGCTTGTCTAATCGTGAAGCTATTATTGCTCAACTACGTCAGGTTAACCAACCTAATCCACAAGAGCAAGAGATTCAGCAAATGCGTTTGCAATTAGAGATGGCATCTGCTCAAGCACAAATTGAAAGTGTTAAGGCAGGTACTACTGAAACTATGTCAAGGGTTCAACAGAATCAAGTAGAAACTCAACTACTACCTGTAGAAGAAGAGACTAAACGAATCAAAGCATTAGCTCAAAGCATGGGTAAAGATGAGTTTGAACGCTTGGTAGAAATAGCTAAGCTTGACTTGAAAGAGAAAGAGCTTGATATGAAAGAAGAGGTTGTAAAGCTACAGATGTCTGGTATTAAATAAAGCTTTACATATACATTAAACTATGTTATACTAGTACCGTAAGGATAATACTACATGGAACATGAAGTAGAGAATTACTATAACGCTTACCTTGACTTGTTTCAACAAGAAGGTTGGGCACAATTTCAAGCAGATGTCAAGGCAGCTGCTGATGCAATTAATATACTTGCACTCCAAGACGCTAAAGAATTACACATAGCTCAAGGACAACTGCAAGTATTCAATAGACTTCTTAACTGGGAAGATGCCATAGCTAATAGTTATGAAACCATCTTAGCAGAAGAACAGCTAGGAGTCAATAATGTCTAAGATGTTATTTGACTTTTGCTGCAACAATAACCATACAACTGAACATTACGTAGACTCTAACATTAGAGAAGTGTTATGTCAAGTGTGTGGTCATACATCAACGCGGGTAATTTCTCCAATCTCGACAATCTTCAAAGGCACTGGGTTTCCAACTGCTGATGATAAGTGGGCTAGAGAGCACGAGAAAACCGCTTCTAAATAATAACAATTCCACAATACTTTTATAAGTACGGAGATAATTAAATGGCTAGAGTAGAAGAACCTCTTAGTGAACAAATGGATTTACAATTAGAGGATAACGAACAACTTGTCAGTATTGACGAGTTATCTGACAAACCAAAAGCTGCTGAACCTGTTCAGGCAACGGCTGATGTAGAAGAAGATAAACCAGAGGGACAACAAGAAGAGCAAGAACCTTCATTAGATATGCCTGATAAGTATCAAGGTAAATCTATAGAGCAGATTGTTCAGATGCATCAAGAAGCTGAAAAGCTTGTTGGTCGTCAAAGTTCTGAGGTTGGTGAGTTACGTAAGATTGTAGACGAGTTTATTAAGTCAAAGGCTGACGAAGCTAGTAACACAACAAGCCCCAACAATGAAGAGTCTGAAGTAGACTTCTTTGAAGACCCTAAGAAAGCTGTAACTAACGCTATCTCTAATAGCACAGAGATTAAGCAAATGCAAGAGCTTATTGCTAAACAACGGCAAAACGAAGTTCTTAATCTGCTTAGCCAGAAACACCCTGACTATATGCAAGTCATTGAAGACCCTGCATTTGGTGAGTGGGTTAAAGGTTCCAATGTGCGAGTAGAGCTATTACAACGAGCTGACTCTTATGACTTTGAAGCAGCAGACGAATTACTTTCATTCTGGAAAGAGAGAAAGGGTTCTGTGTCTAAAGCTAAAGATGTTAATAATAAGGATCGTGAACAACAGCGTAAGGCTGCAACTACTGGGGGTAAGGGTTCTGGTGAACCTATTTCAAGAAAGATTTACCGAAGAACGGACATAGTCAATTTAATTACAACTAACCCTGAGAAGTATTATGCCAACATTGATGAAATACAAAAGGCATATGAAGAAGGAAGGGTTAGGTAACTTACTTAACTTATAGAGGTATATACAAATGGCATTAGGTACTAACCATGTCACCAATACTACAGCGGCTACTTTTATCCCTGAAATTTGGTCTGACGAAATCATTGCTGCATACAAGAAGAACCTTGTATTAGCAAACCTTGTTAACAAGATGAACCATGTTGGTAAGAAAGGTGATACTATTCATATCCCTGCTCCTACTCGTGGCTCGGCTTCAGCTAAAGCAGCGTCTACTCAAGTTAACTTGATTGCTGCTACTGAATCTGAAGTACAGGTAACTATCGACAAGCACTACGAGTATTCTCGTTTGATTGAAGATATTACTGACGTTCAAGCACAACCTTCACTACGCCGCTTCTACACAGAAGATGCAGGTTATGCACTATCTAAGCAAGTAGACGATGACTTATTTACTCTTGCCAAGTCTTTTGGTGATGGTGATGGTTCGGACTACACTCACTCTAACAGCTTCTACATTGATGGCGCAAACGGCATTGCTGCTTATGCTGTCGATACAGTAGTTGCTAGTGACTTATTCACTGACCTTGCGTTTCGTGAATTAGTACAACAGTTAGATGACGCTGACGTTCCAATGGAAGGTCGTTTCTTAGTAATCCCTCCTAGTGTTCGTAACACTATTATGGGTATTGATCGCTACAATTCATCTGACTTTGTAGATGGTCGTGGTATTATGACTGGTCAAATTGGTAGCTTATACGGTATCGACATTTACGTATCTAGCAACTGCCCAGTTATTGAAACCGCTGCTGAAAACGCTGCTAATGGTGCTGTTAAAGGTGCTATTATGGGTCAGAAAGACGGTATGGTTCTTGCTGAGCAAATGGGTGTTCGTACTCAAACTCAATACAAGCAAGAGTACTTAGGTGACTTAATGACTGCTGATACACTGTATGGTGTTAAGACAGTTCGTCCTGAGTCTGGTTTGGTTATCGCTGTTCCTGCGTAATCTTACTAACTAATTGGAGGGGTTACTTAGGTAGCCCCTTCTACCTTTACAGGAATAGATATGGACAATATAGACCCCGTAGAGTATGGGAAACTACTAGAGAAAGTAGAAGGTTTAGAAGAAAAGGTTGCCTCTATGGAGTCAGACCTAAAACAATTATTAGCTTTAGCCAATAAGTCAAGAGGTGCTTTCTGGGTGGGGCTTTCGGTAGCAAGCTTTGTAGGAGCTTTAGTTACTATTATATTTAGACGATTCTTAGGATAACTTATGGCTATATACAGAGGTATAGGTGGTGCTGGTGATTCTACTACAGACGCTACAATTACAGAGGTAACAGAGCAAGCTACTAATGCTGCAATATCTGCTGCTGAAGCTTTAACTTCCGCATCGAGTGCATCTACCTCTGCGACTTCAGCTACTAGCTCGGCTTCCACTGCTACTACAAAAGCAAGTGAAGCTAGCACATCTGCAAGCAACGCTGCTACAAGCGAAACTAACGCTGCTACTAGTGCTACATCTGCTAGTACCAGTGCATCTAATGCTGCCTCATCAGCTAGTGCAGCAAGTACATCAGAAACTAATGCTGCTGCTAGTGAAAGTGCAGCATCAACTTCAGAAACAAATGCTGCTACATCAGAAACCAATGCAGCTACTTCAGAAACTAATGCAGCTAGTTCAGCTACTGCTGCTAGTACGTCTGCTTCTAATGCAGCGACTAGTGAATCTAATGCCAGTACCAGCGAAACTAATGCTGCTACATCAGCCACCAACGCGGCTACAAGTGAAACTAATGCTCAGACAGCAGCAGACACAGCTTTATCTGCTTTAGACAACTTTGATGACAGGTACTTAGGACAGAAAACATCTGACCCAACATTAGACAATGATGGTAATGCTTTAGTAGCTGGTGCTTTATACTTTAATACTACTGATGACGTAATGAAAGTATATGATGGGTCTGTATGGGTAGCCGCTTATGCTTCGTTATCAGGCACATTAGTAGCAGTCAATAACTTATCAGATGTAGCTAGTGCATCTGCTTCTCGTACTAACTTAGGTTTGGGTACAGCGGCTACAACTGCATCTACTGACTATGCAACAGCAGCGCAAGGTACGTTAGCTGATAGTGCTTTACAGAATGTAGTAGAGGATACTACCCCACAGTTAGGTGGTGATTTAGCTTCTAATGGTAATGATATTAACTTTGGAGATAACGACAAAGCTAACTTTGGTGCTGATAGCGACTTGCAGATTTACCATACAGGTGGTGCTAGCGTAATAAGAGACTCAGGTACTGGTAGTTTATATATAGATGGTAGCAGTGAAATCTTTTTAAGAGGACAGTCTGGCTTTTCTAATATGATTAAAGCTATAGATGGTGCGCAAGTTGAGCTATACCATAATAACTCACCAAAACTTAGCACAACAGCAACAGGTGTAGACGTAACTGGCGGCGTAGCTACAACTACAAGTATTGATGTAAGCGGTACTGATAGTAAATTAAATCTAACCGCTACAAATACTGGTGCAGACCATAGCATTAATGCAGCTAGTTCTGTAGGCGCGTTAGCTATTGATGTAGATGCAAATAGTGAAGGCTCTGATTCTAGATTTGTAGTTAATATGCGTGGTACAGAAGCCATGCGTATTGACGCTGCTGGCAATGTGGGTATTGGTACTAGTAGTCCTACTGAAGAACTCCATATTTCAGGTAGTACAGATGTTAGAATTGCATTAGAAAACACTGCAAATCGCAGGTACGACATAATTTCAGGTGATTCTGGGGAATTTAGAATCTTTGACACTGCCGTTGGCGAGCGTATGCG